ATGGGTGATAGCGTTAGAGGCAAGATCACTGCGCTATCTCACGCAAACTTCTTCGCAAATAGCAGCAGTATTCTTATCCGTCAGGCCGGTATGACTATTGACCTAGCAGTCAACGGTCGACTTGCCGTAATCAACAACGGTTTGTCTGACTTCTACAACCGAGGTGCTAAAGGCAGAGCCGGTGAGATGGCAGAACTGGCTAACGAGCTTCGTGGCACCACGGATGAAAAGAAGTGGGGGCACATTGCAATTCTTCTGACCAAGCTGCATGAGAAGGTTCGTAAAGAGGTATCTAAGAGCGTAGGTGTGGCTACCATTGAAGCCTTTATCAATAAAGGCAAAGACCTGACGAAAGCACATAAGCACGCTATCTCTGAAATACTGATGCGTACAGATATGCGCAGTCTGATTGGTACGTACTCATTGACTCAGATTCGTGAGTTTCTGTCTGAGCCATTGAATCTACAGTCAGAGATTGACAGTCACATTGCTCAACTCACTGGTAAGTACGCGGAGTACTACCGGAGAATGTCACTGGCATTGGCGTATTCCTTAGCAACAGGCGATGTGAAAACTGCCAACCTACAGAAGAATGCTCTGACCATTGCGCTGCTTAGTGGTACGCCTTTGGCTGGTAAGGTATCGGACGTGGATGCAGAGGCAATTGCTCCTGTCATTGACCGCCTGACGTCTCTTTATGCAATACAGAGAACGAACATTGATAACAGGGCTATCGTAGCCAATCTGATGAAAATAGAAGAAGGCCGTGCAGAAGGAAACGGTTTTGAGCTGGCGCTTAAGTTACACAAAGAGTTGGGTGAGAAGGCTAAAAAAGATCTGTTTGATGGCTCAGATATGCTGATGGAAAAAGGGTACCTGCCTAACGTGGTGAATCCGCGTATTGAATCCAAAGTAGTGCCTGCATCTGAGGTAGCTGCGATGATGAAACAAGGCTGGGTCAAGCATGGAATTACAGGTGTTGACCGTACTTCTGGTAGCAAAGGTGACCATTACTTGATGGTTATCCATAAGGGTATGCGTCACCGTCTGACGGGTACACTGAGCCTTACTGGTATGAAAGCCAGAGGTGCCAGTAGCGTGATTCGTGATGCAGGAGAAGTGGCTGCAATCCAGCAAGCAAAGCGTGCTGAGATCATGGAGATGTTCAAGCCGAATCCTACTTACGATCCTGCCAAGGTAACAGGTACCTTTATGGTGCCATTGAACAATGACTCTGGTGTGGTGGTGGGTTACCGCTATCAGGCTAACAACGCAACACTGGATACCATCTACAAGCGCAACAACAGTTTCAATGAAATGCTGGGCAGTAATGCGGCCAGTATCTACGACAAAACGAATACCGTAGGCAGCAACAAAGCTATTGTAAATGCACTGCACGAGCAGTGGACTTCCAGTAAAGCTAAGACCGCTTACAACTTCATTATGGTAGGCCCTAAGAGTACTGATCCAGAGATCGTACAGTCGTATGCTCTGTTACCTGAAGCTACCCGTAAGCACATTGAGAGTGTGTGGGGATCCAAGGGAATGATGGTACGGCGTGATATGTACAACATGCACTTCGGCTATCGTAAGTTTGGTCTGGAGGAGATGTTCCACAAGAATCCGTCTGAGCGTCACTGGGCAGAGAAGATATTTGTCTGGATCGTTAAAGATGTGTTCTTTCTGGGCGATGCTGCAGCTCTGCGTGTGGCTCAGGCTCAGGATGTATGGCAGGCAATGGTTACTGAGATCAAGGATTTCTTGGTTGTGAAAACAGGGGCTACGTTGTTCTGGAACGTGGTCAGTAACTTTACGCTCTTGTACATAAATGGCGTTTCGTTTGCTGATATGTACCGGTATCACAGGGTTGGTTTGAAAGGGGCTTTGGCTTGGAACAAGGACACTGCTGAGCTACGTCAGCTGCTGACAATGAGGCAGGCTAATTACAAAGGAACTGTAAAAGACCGTGATCATAGAATTGCTGAACTGGAATCTGCGATACACAGGAATCCAGTTAGAGGGATGATTGAAGCGGGGTTGATGCCGTCTATTGTGGAAGACGTTGAGCTCGATGAAGAGCAGTTCTCTTACAAATCTGAGTTTGCAGAGAGTGTGGAGAAGTACACTAAGTATGTTCCCGGCGCTGTAAAGACAGTGGCAGGTTGGGTGTATATGACCCACGATACGCCGCTGTATAAGCTGCTTAGCCAAGGTACTCAACTGAGTGACTTTGTGGCTCGATACACTTTGTATCAGCACTCAACCAAGATGAAGAATAATGCACTGACACATGAAGAAGCTGTACTGCAAGCCTCTGATATGTTTGTGAACTATGACATTCCATCTGGTAAGGGACTTCAGTTTGGTAACGACATGGGCTTCGTGATGTTTACCAAGTACTACATGCGTATCCAACGGTCTTTGCAGAATGCTGTATTCAACCATCCATTGCGTGCATTAACGCTCGGGTTGTCAGACAACTATCTCTTTGGGATGCAGACCATTCTGGATTCATCCTTACTGTCCCATTTTGGGATCAACGTAGGATGGGGTGCGTTGGAATACCCTGATGCTGTGATGCAGGGAATCCCAACTGATTTATTGGGTAAGCTGTTCCGCTAAGAAAAAGCCCCCTTACGGGTAGGGGGGCTTCCATCTTTTCTTCTTACTACTGAACGTGTAGCAAATGAGTTGATATATGGCTAAGCCAATCATAGTAATGATGCACACTACGATAAATATGATACCCAAGATTGCTAGGAAATAGCCGACTAAAGCACTTCCTATGTAGAGTCCTCCTAGCAATACGGTTGCTAACATGATGGCAGTAGTAAACTTAAGGACTTCCATGAGGAACTCCTTTAGCTGAACAGACTAGTCCCTTTAGTCTGAGGTTGTATTTCCTCTTCTACTGGTTCTTCCATGATCTCTTCCGTTTTCCCGTCGACACCTGTACTTGGGTCGATGGGCATTTCGACTGGGATATGTACAGGGGGTGTTGGCGTAATGCCCACTGCAGGAAGTTGAGCATCATTGATGCACACGTCTGCTGTCAGACCGCTGCTCTTACGACCAGCAGTAAAGGCGACCTCTACGGTTTTACCGTTAAGGTTGATGCCTTGATTGCTGATGTACAGCTTGAGTGCATTGATGATCTCGGTTTGCTTCAACTGTATTTGCATGTGTTACCTCATAAAGCTAAGTGATTGTTTGAAGGCGTTGCTCGCTAATCCTGCGTAAATTGCTCCTATTGCGTCTGCCATGTGTTCGGCCTTCGCCTCACTGATGACATCTTGACCGCCACGCCTGTAGGTAGGCCAAGGGGCTTCTGGGTGTTTGTTCACTCCCCATTGAATCATCTGCTGCTTAGTAGCAGTTTTGGTTCCATGGGCTGCGAGTTTGACCTCTGTAGGGGTCATCTCATAGAACGGGATACCCGATGCTCTTAGTCCTCCGAGGATTCCGCAGCAAATCCCATAAGAGGCCATTGCACGCGCCGACTGAGAGCCAACAGGTACTTCGATAAAGATGGCTTGCGCATCTTTAAGGACAGCGATCGCACCCGCATAAAGCTGGGTTGCGCATTCGATGTCTTTACTGTTTTGACGTACTTGTTTTCCAGTCGGAAGAACCGCATTAGTTACGTCCAGATGGATAATCGTAAGTTTGTTCAGGTCGGTGTCATACCGTCCTGCAGCGATGCCCCAATTGTTCATTGATGGATCGAAGCCAATGACATTGATGACACTCATTTAACAGTCCGTAGGCTGCGCTACAGCGCGTACTAGGGCCATGACACCCGTTTGTATGTCAGTACGTGCAATCGCTGCCCAGCGAGCTGGTTGAGCCAGTTGTAAGCGGTCTAGCTCGGGTAAGCTGCCGGGTTTGAAATACAACTCGTCTGCGTATGCTTTGTTTCTACTAACAACGTATGCCTGTAGTTCTAACAAGGTACGACCGGCTTCTTTGATGGTGCACATCAAGTTAACATCTTCTTGAGTCAACTCACGGTAGCCGTCTACCTTACGATGCTGATTTTCCATTACATCTGTTCCTCAGTTGTTTGTGTGAGTTGCCATCCTTGGCTCTCATGCTGTATTAACCGAACAGGCTAGTCTTTGGCTTGCCTGCAGGCTTGTCGCCTTTTGGAGCACCCGCTGCACTACCGGTACCAGTGCTTTTGGTGGAACGGTCTTTAGTCACACCAGTCCACTTCTTCTCCCAAGTGTCAGCGAAGTTAGCTTCTTCTGCCTGAGCACGAATCTCGGCAGTGGTCATGCGGTCTGATGCACGGAACAACTTGTCGATCTCGTTTTCTTCACGGGTTTCGCCCGTTGGAATATAAGCACCGGAGTCGTTTGGAGCAGTCTTGTCTACAACCTGCTTGAGCAGGCCGACAAGGATTTCTTTGCCCAACAGATCAACCAGCATGTCGACTTTGGTTGGAATCTCGCCACCAGCGTCCTTGTTGTACAGCTTGACGACTTTCTCTTCTGTTTCCATGGCAGAAATCTCTTTGCCTTCAGTAAGCAGGCACAGGGAATTAGCATGGTTGAATCCGGGCAGGTACTGCTTCTTGCCATTACGGTCTTCGTAGAAAGTCTTGTTACCTTTCTTGTCGCCTGAGGTTGCCCACAGGGTCTGACGAATCTCTTGATCGTCAGTTGTCTTCAAGTGCAGGAACACACCAAGAGCGCCACCTTTGGATTTCTGCAGGTAGGCCATAGTGATCTTGGTTTTGTACAGACCAGATTCCAGTGTGCGGCTGCCGCCAACGGAGTCTTTTTCGTCTTGGATGTCGTCAGCGGTGGACAGGTTATTAAGCAGTGACATAGGTGTAGCCTCGCAATTTGATTGGGGGTTGGTTTATTGGTAGTAGGTGTGCAGACGATCAAGGATCAGCTGCGCGTTGTTGTCGGTGAAGGTTTCTTCGGTTTCAAACAGTCCCATAGGCCCACGCAACCGTTCGTTAACAGTCTCTCTGGTGAGCTGAGTTTGGAAGACATATTTGAAGCCGAGGATCTGTTCTTTTGGCGTGATTACCATCAGCTCTGAAGTATAGTCCTTAAGTGTTTTTAGAGGGACTTTCTTACAGGCAATGACCAAAGAAAAGTAGCTTTCGATGCCGTTGTTTTTCAAAGAACCTTTAACAGGTACTTTGGTTTCCATGATCATTTCACCCTCGTTGAGAGTGTCCAGCGTGTGCGCTGTGAAGATCACATTCTTGGTGGACTTAGCCACATGGTGCTGCATCAGTGTTTTGAAGTACTGTGCGAACTGTCCCCATGCTTGCATGGTGTTGGTGGAGTTGATTACATACACTGACTCATACATGTCCATCAGGTAGGTCAATGAGTCCACCACAATGGTGTGCACATCATCCATCTCCTCTGCAGCATCGAATGCTTCATTGATCTGCAATGGATCAGTGATGGTGTAGTTTTTGAATGCACTTTTGAAGGGTAATTTCTTACCTGCTTCGCAGTTCAGGTACATGACGCCTTCTGGGTTTTTCAGATCCTTTAGGGCTGCTGATTTACCTGTTGCTGATTTACCGCAAATTAAAATCAAGTTGTCATTAACTGATGTTGTCATCTTTCCTCCAGATGTAAAAAAGCACGCACCAAGGTACGTGCTATAGCAAATCACTTAGCGAGCGGAGAGCGCCTTACCCACTGTAATCATGATGGTGCCCATGATCTCGGCTTCGTCCAATTTGTCCGGTAGCTTGTTGTTGAGTTCGTTGACTCGGCTACGGATACTATTGAAATCAAACCCAGCATCAACCAGTACAAAAGCGTACTTAAGCAGTTGGTTGTTACGGTTACCATCCCCTGTGTTGTTGATAACCCAACGCTCTAGGTTATCCAGTGAGTGTTGCGACTTGAACTGCTCTTTACGAGCCTCGTTCTTGGCAGTCTTTGGAATGAACGGCAGTATGTCGAACACCTCACCTTCGTTATAAACGTGAGTTCCAGCATTGCTCATCCACTTGCGTGAACGCTGGTTGGTTTGACTATCTACTTCGAATGGAAGCCACTCATAGACGTTGCTCATCATCTCTTTGAAGTCCTTAGCATCAAGAACCAGCTCATAGTTGATGGGCAATACAATACGGAAGCGGTTTTCATCTTCTGTATGTCGCTTAGTGGTGTACATCAGGTAAGTGTGGTCTTTCAGTAGCAGCTGAGCAGTGCTCATTTGAATGCCACCGTCCACATCTATGACGATCATGTTGGTGCCCGGAATACAGTTCTCTTCGTTGCGATAGCCACCTTTCAAATGGTGACTTACCCAGTGCAGAGATGGCGCTTGTGTCAGCCTATGCAGATCGCTGAAAGGTGCCAATTCGTTCTGGTAGTTCTCAGTAATGTCGGAGCTGTAAGCTACCTTCATCTGAGTCAGATCAGTTGGCTTCAAGCTCTCACCACGGAGGAATTCAATACCATCATTGAAAGCTTTTTTGATGATGATGTTGTTTTTGTAGCCATAGGCAATTGCCAGTGAAAGCATCTCACTCTTCTGGGCTACGCCTCCCTTGTAGAACGGGAGATCCTCTACCAAGTCAGCTTGGGTAACTTCTTTACCAATAGCAGCAAGGTACTTGGCTAACTTAACGTACGGACGGTCACGGGTTAGCATTAAGGCAAAGGCTTCTCCGCTGTCTTCTGCCAATTTGATGGCGTTGTACAGGTGCTCTTTGGTTAGCTCTGGTACGTCATCAATGAAAGCATACGCACCGGCCAGCTTGAGTACTTTGAAATAGCGGTGAGACATCTCTGCCTTACGCATCTCTTCGTATTCAGGAAGTGCAAAGGCTTCGCGCTCACACTTCAGACGGTACTCGATCAGCAACAGGCTGGTTTCTTTGCTCATTACCAGACGCTTGTTCACGTTGATAATGTCAGCCAGATTACCAAGGCGCTCAGACAGATCTTCCAGATACCCGTCGTCAACCGAGTTGGTCGACAGGTCGTAAACTTCCTGAGGAGTCATCTGTAGATTTTTGGATGCACCTTTGAGGTAACCAAAGAAGCAACGACGTGCATAGCCAGTATCCAGCATGGAGTACAGGTGTTGCTCTGTAGCTGCGCCATCAAATAACTTGGACGGTGTGCCAAACAACATCATGTTGGTGGGCGTGCTGCCACGTATTTCTTCGTTGCGCTGATTGTCTGAAGAGCTCTTGATGAGCTTGGTTTTTACCCGTCCTTTGTCGTACAACTCAAGGAAGGTTTCCAGTACCTCTGTGTTACTCATCAGGTTACAGCCGATCTCATCAATCTCGAGATTCACTGCACCAGATTCTGCCATCAGCAGTTTGTGTCGCATCTGCTTAACGGCCGGACTGGTGCCTGAGTCAAAGCTGAACAACATGCTTCCTGCTGTTGTGAACTCTCGGCTGGTGCGCTTGAGCTCATCATCTGGATCAGAGCTGTTACGTATGGCTCGCTTGTTGGCTAATCTAGCTATGCTATTTTCAGCCATGAGTGGGAAAGTCTCTTCCAAGAAACGATCCCTGAATTCGTTGACGACATAGTCTTCAATGATTCCAGTGGAGTGTCCCTTGCCTGTGCCCGAAGGTGACAGGTTGAGTGCGAAGAGGTTGACGGGAATGTCCCCACGATCTGGGGTAGCAATCAAGCAACGCATCTGTGCTGCCACTACGCTGAAGTAGTAAGCAACGAGTACTCGGAAAAAGAGGGGGTTGGTATTCTGTGTCTTACTGCAGAGAACTTGAACCAGCTTCTCTGAGGTAGGGTGGTACTTCATTTGTTCGGTAGGTAGCATACGTTCCCCGTTAAAGAATAAGGTCGCCAGACGCAATCAAATCGTCTTTTTGCGAGCAAACTGAAAATGCTGGGCAGTACTTGCAAGCAACTACTTGGCCAGGGTGTTCAATAACTTTTCCAACATTCTTGTCTTCAGACATACGGATGAAAGCATCCTGTTTGTTTTCAAAGTTCTTGGTACTGCGTCCAGTGTTAGCTGGATTCTTGTAGTACTTCCACACTGGGGCAGAGCGCCACAGTTCGGTGTCAGTACATGCTGGGATGTCTTTCTCTTCGGCGTTTATGTAACGCTCTAGAAGAAGCAGTTTGCTACGGATGTACTGCTCAGTGTCTTGGAGAGACATGAGGGTGTAGAGTTTTTGCACAGTACGGTTTGGTGGATAATTAGGATCGCTCTTGGCACGTTGAGCTTGCCAGTCACCGAAGATGAACTGGATAGCCATGGTGTCTTTAGTGATTACTGTTGGGTTCAGCCAACGGTAGATACTGCCTTGTAGGATGTAGTCGTCTGACTTGGTGTTGTTGATCCAAGTGAAGGTGGTGGTGTTCTTGAAGTCTTCCACCTGACCGTCACCGACAAAGTCATACTTACCGGAGATCGTCTTACCCATGAATTCTCTGTAGGAACGCTGCTCCAGATAGACTGGGATACAGCCCGCGTACAGTTCACTGGCAGTCGGGTTTAAGA